CTCGATAAGCAGTTCGAAATACTGCGCCGCAAACCTCTCCAAATCCTCTTGGCTGTGATCGTGCCGGGTTGCAAGGTCGATCGTGATATTGCGGGTAATGTTTCGCGCGATGAAATCGAAGTCCGCTTTGAGCCTTCCGTACTCCACGACCATGAAGTTCACGTTGTGATTCAGGTTTTCTTTCACCAGTTTCAGCATCCAGCGTTCCGCCTCAGCCTTGCCCTGAGGCCCGCCGTATTTCTCATAACAGTTGCCGAACGACCATGTGATCCCGATATTGCGATGCCTTGAAAAGAACTCATACATCCGCTCATCGATCAGGGCGCCGTTGGTATTCATATGAAAGAGCATCTGTGGATACCTCTCCATCACATGCCGGATGACATCGAAATTGACCGTCGGCTCGCCTCCCCAGAAGTAGATCGTGAACTTGGGTGCCAGTTGAAGCTTCGAGAAACAAAAATCCAGAATATCGTCCGCTGTCTCCTTCGACATCTTCACCGGCCCGAGCGTTGAAACCTTGTGCCGCTCGAACAATCCTCTCCGGTAACAAAAGGAACAATTCGCATTGCACGCGTGAGTCAGATACAGATAAACCGATTTATAAACAGGGATCCTCATGCCCGCACCGCCCCCTTGTAATACAGCGCATCGATGCCGGTCTCGATCGCCTTCTTGGCGATGTATTCATAGGTCGCCGTCTCGATCCGGTTCGCCCAGCAGTGATTCGCCGCCGGTTTCAGCGGATTCCCGGTCACGGTGTAGTTCTCAGCCAGACACATTGCCCGAGGACAACAGCGGATATCGCCGTCAAAACAAACCTCGCAGTCCCGGCAGTGTTCGTAAAGCTCATCAATCCAATCGCCCATCTTTTTGAAAAAGAACGCCGTATCGTTAAACCCGCCCCACACATCCCCGATCTTGAACTCCGGATAATTGGCGAAGAAATCGCACGGATAAACCTCGCCTTTGTTATTCACAGCCAGATACAGGTACCCGCACCCGCAGAAAGTCGGCGGCACGTCCTTGAGTGCGATGCCTTTCAACTTGCGGTAAATGTTGTTTTTTAACGCAATATCCCATTGGCTCCTGCCAAACTTCGGCTGGCCCGAAAAGTACACATAGTCCGCAATCCGCCTGAATAATTCCTTGAACTGCTCATTCTTATCCCTGACCAGATCCCAATGCCGAGCCGAGGATATCCGCACCACCGGCACGCCGTATTCATAAAGTCGGATGATCTCTTCATAGATCCCCGGACGCTCAGGGTCATCGACCACATAATGAACGTCCCCGCCATTGGCTTTTACGAGATCAAGCACCGCGCCTGCCTTATCCAGATATCCCTCTCCCAGAACACCGCGCAAGGCAGATATGCTGACGCTCAAGTTGAGGTGGTATTTATGCCTCAAGACCCATTCGCGGATGCCCGGATCATTCAAAAGAACCAGCCCGTTCGTTGTCACCACATAGCGGTACATGCAATAGGTATCGCAGAGGTACTGCACCATCGGGAAATTCAAGAACGGCTCGCCGCCGAATATGCTGAACTTGACGCGCCGCTCATCGAACGTGCGCGAGGCCCAGTCCACGGCCGCATCGATAACATCCCGCGTGATCCCGCTGTCCTTCTGCCTAAATTCCTTCGGCTGATAGCAATAAGCACAGCGCAGATTGCAGTCCTGCGTCATCAGGAAATAAACCGTGGTGTATTCCTGCTTGCCGTCCGTTATCGAACCGATATCGAACATGCCTTCGGACTTATACCGTTTGATCACTTCCCGGCACTGTAACGGCAAATCGCCGCACGCCTTGCTGTTTTTAAGTTCAAATACCGGCATCCGTCCTCCAATCCAGCTTGCTTAATCCCGGTTCGATCTCCTCGATATCCAGCCCGAGCTTGTCCCTGAGAATCTGCCGGTGCGTATCGTTAAGTTCGACAACGTGCGACGCGTATATTTTGTCCCTGTGCTTACCGGCCAGAAACAGAACAAACGCCGAAACGTTTCCCTTGTCTCCTTCAACGCCCAGATCCCTGTAAACCTCGCAAAGAACATCAACCAAAGCCTGAACGCTCATAAACCGTTTGTGCGTAAAACACTGAACGGTCAATTCGTCGAGGTTATTCCTGCACCAGTTCACCAGCTCGCTGACGGCATTCTCGCCTTCCAGCCGCGCGATCCTGAACGATACTTCCTGTGCTTTTGTCTGATCCTGAAACATTCCCATCACCATGAATAAGGGTTACATTTACAATTCCACGCGCTGTGGTTATGCCCGCCCGAATACTCGCACGTCCCCCAGTTCAATCCGGGCGGTGTATACACACACCAATCCCACGGCACATATCCGTCCCACGCAACAGGAGGATTTGCTGATTTATATGGATGCTCTGTCGCGGACGGCAGGTTGATACTGGCGCAAATCCAGTAATGATTGATCGAGTGGTGACATTCTGAATATTTATGATCATCACACGCCACGCCCGCGTGCGAACACGTCGTATAGTGATATCCGCAGTCCGCGCAATACTGGCACTGCTCGGTTTCGCAGATGCAACCGGTCATGAGCGCCTGAACCTTCTGCGTCATCTCCCTGAAATGAACACCCCTGACCTCGGTTGAAAGCGCCGTAATCGTGGGATCCGTGAAATCCATGCATCCGGAACTGTCCTGCGGACAATACCCGGATTCACCGCGGCCCGATTTGCAAGCCGCCAATTCCGTGCGTAGTTGATCGACATGCACCTTCCGGATCTCCGTCACCAAAGCCGTGATCGTCGGATCCGTAAAAGACGCCTGCGTAAGCCCGCGCCGGACAAACTCGGTGTTCAGAAACGACCTCAGCTCATCGATATGCACCTTGCGCACCTTCGTGGATAAATCCGTAAGTACCGGATCCGTCCAAGCCGGTGTATTTGATGAGCATTGTTTTGGGGGCAACTTATGCGCCATATCTCTCCCTACGAGGCGTAAACCGCCGTCTTATCGAAAAAGCCTTTTGTCCCTGATGCATTCGTTCCGTAATACTTGTTGTTCCCGGGTGAAGCCGCGCCGCTCTCAAGCTTCGCGGTCGAAACCCCGCCGTCCTTTAACTGCAACTGATCGCCCGCCGATACCTGAAACATCGCCGTATCGATAAGGCCGTCCAGATATTCCGGCGTCGTATCGCTGACATCTGCCTTTAATTTATTGGGCGAATTCTCTGTCGGCAGAACACCGGCCGCTGATGGCACGCTCGCCAAACCGGTCAATGCCGTTCCGCTCACCTTGCTGGCTGAGGTTATCTGCGCGAGTTTCGTATCCTCGATACCGGCACCCGGGGCCACTTTCTCGTTCGTGATCTGAAGCGCCGGGTCAGTCAAAAGCTCCAGCGCCTCCCAGTTGGCCCGGCACGCCGGAGGAAAATTGATCAACAGCATGTCGTTTTCCGGTTTAGTCTTGTCCCAAGCCATCGCCCACCTCTCTTTTTTGATACGCCTCGGCAACCGCGTTCATCTCGTAAAGCTCAATGCCATGATCGCGTAACATCTGGATCCAGCAGACATCATGAAGCGTCATCTGCCGGGCATAGTTTTCCGCCTGCTCAGCACAGGTAAAAACAATCGGCTTCCTTTTCGGCATACGCAAAATAATGTCGCCCTTGACCGACACATACGCCATGTCGTCCGGTATCTCTTTTTTGCATTTACTACAGATCAACTTGTCCATCGCTTACTCCTTCCGACTGATTCGCGTGCTTGATAAATTTCTGCAACACCCCGTTCAAGGTCGATTTATTAAACGCCGCGTCCTTAATCCCGATACTTTTGATCCGGCTGATCTCGCCGCCGTCATTGACCTTGTATAAAATGACCCCGTTTAAGAACTCGCCTTTCTCAAACTCAATAACCACCTTGTATGGAATCAATCCCTTTGCCATTACGCCTCCTAAATCCCGTGGCCGTGCCAGTCGAACATGCCGGTCTGCACCACGCCCTGAGCGTCGTACAGCTTCACCGTAAATCCGGTGATGCTTTTATCTGTAAACTGCGAATAGATGCCACTTCCGCTTCTTATCTCAATATGCACGCTCGGCTCTTCGTGATATGTTTTCCCGAAGAAGACCTGCTTGCCATCGACAGCTGAAACAACAGTGGCATTGCCATAGTCATCGACATCCGGCAGGTCACCGAAATACTGAAACGTCGAACAGGTGATCTCATCGCCGATATTCTCGCGATGCAGGGCAAGTTCAATCTGGAAGTACCGGCAGTAATAATCCCCGGGTTGATAATCCTCCCAATCTTTCCATGTGATATTGTCCTCGGACGTACGGATCCGGAAGCTGGCCGCCCTTAACGTTTCCTGACCGGTGAATCGATACGATGGGCTGTCGTTAAACTTCGTTACCCCATCGCTATCGAACCTTCTGCCCAAAGACGTTGAGACGATCACATCGATCCCGATATGGACGCTTGCCACATACCCGAAATCCCTGACCGGTGTCGTATACGTTCCGGACATAACCCCGTCAGTGATCACGATCGACTCGCCTTCCTTTTCGATATTGTTCTTCGCGCCTTCCCAAAGCGGCTGTTCCTGATATTCCGCGATAATATTCCTGAACGGAATCTCGGTGATCGTGACAACGGCCTCTTTTGCGTTTACGGAATAATTGCTCGAGGTATCGATCCCCTTGATCCAGTACCGCTGGCCGATACCGCGTTTGACATCTTTAGTGAGATAATGCGTCCCCTGCTGAAGCGTAATAAACTCCGCGCTTTCCCAGTCAAGGCCGCGCCGGATCTCATACCCCCAGACATCCACATCCGGAATCGGCGTCCAGCCGAAATACAGCATGTCCCTGTTGCGGTTAACCAGAAACGATGGCACGTCCGAAGGCGGTGCTGACTTACCCACAATCGTGATCGTGCTTTCAGGCGCGGAGGCAAGAGAACTCTCTTCGTTTAAGGAATCGAGCGAAGTAACTTTGATTTTATATGTGTGATGATCGACGATATCGCCAATGATCCGGAAATTCGTCCCAGAGGTTTCTCCCCGCGCGCGCCAGCTTAAACCGTCATCGTCGCTGATATAAATCTTTGCCTTGGCGTATGACTTGACAAAATGATCCACATAAGCCGGGCGGTCAAACCAGACATCAATGGCGTTCTCGATCGTTCCGTCTGTCTTCTTAACAAGCGACTCGGTCAAGCTGAGGTTGCTAACAGCCGGGATCTCGCTTGATAAAGACGAATAATTGTTCTGCGGCAGAATGATGTCCGAATCGTCATACACCGCCTCGTTATACTCAAGCGCGGATATCTGAACCTCGCTCTTGCCTTCGCGCTGGATCGCAACTACCCTGAAATCTTTTTTGACCTTGTTCGTTTCGCCGATCGCAAATACATCGAAAGCCTGCGGGTCCTGCGGGAACGCTTCGCACGAAATCTCCGTATGCGTTCCGGTCGGCGACGTGATAAGCCTCTCTTCAATCGTATCGTCCGCAAACCGAACCTGAATCTTGTAGGACTTGCCGTCCTCGACAACCATGGAGCGGTCTAATTTGACAAGCACCGCGGTACTGCCTTCCTGCACCCGGCCGGAAAAACCCCACTGCGGAACATCGTGCGATATCGAAATAACATCCCCGGCCTGACAGGCGATCGCATCAATCCCTGCCTTAAACGTGACCGAACGGTTGATATACCGCGCCACCTTTAACGCGTAACGCGCCGCGCGGATCGCGTAGCTTGCGCCAGTCGTAAAAAGCCGGATCTGGCTTTTACGCATCGGCTCACCGGAAGCCAGCGATTCCTCATCGATATAAGCGATCGTTTCCTGTTGATAGTTTTTCTCTTTATCGGTGAACTGCACCTCGATCACGTTCGGCACTTCTTTCATCGTCTTCCAGCTCTGCGCAAACGTATCCTTGACGATATTGCCCATGCCGAACAACTGGGTCGGATTCGTGATCTTGTCGATCTTGAATGCCAAACCGCCCGCACTGTAGACCGGCATGGCATTAAACGTGGCGCATAATTGAATCAGAACGTCGAGGGCCCTATTGTTACTGTCGATAACCACATCCATCCGGAACCGTTTCTCGTAACCGCCCTGACCGTCCGCAACTTTCTCCTCGCAATACTGCGACATTTCAAGAAGCGAAGCGTTATCCAGATTTCCGGATGAAATAAACTCGCCCAGCCCGAAACGGTTGCTGATAATGAAATCCCGAAGGCACCAGACCGGATTCGCCGAATACCTCTCAACAAACGTCACCCCGTCCCACGAAAGCAAGGTGTCGTCCGCAAGCAGACGGTAATCTGCCCCGTCCCAGTAATAATCATCCCAAGCAACCGGATCCGTGCAATTTCTGACATCCGGAACGGAAACCTTCCTGCCTTTAACAACCGATGTGATGTTCGGCATCGATCCCGAAAGCTGATCAGTCGCCAGAAGCTGAAGCCCTAAAAGCGCGGTGTTCGGATAACTCAAATCATCTGTCTTAAGCTCATCGATCTGAAAAAGTAAAAGATCGCCCTGCTTTAAGGGCTGAAGCGAACTGTCCTCGCTGATGCGGGTGATACGAATGTCGTACTGGCCCGGGGTGAGCCCTGCCTTGCGAAATACGCGCCTGACTGATGAACGTGACTGCGCCGAAATTGTCGTCTCACCCAGATCGATATACGTCCCGGATGAATGCTCTTTGTATTCAACCCGATAGGTAACGCTCCAGCTTTGGATATCACCAGAACTTGAATTCTGCTGATACAGTCCGTTATTAAGCCGCAAATGAATCTCGAAAGCCTCGACATCCAGATCGACCGTGGTGTAAATGTAAGGATTGTTTTGCGTTAGGTTGGCACTGACCGGATAAATATTGTGCAAATCCTCGAAATTCGGGATCATACTCTGGTAGTTCGTGCCAAAACGTTTGCTGATCGATACGCCTTCGAAGTTAACGATCGGATTATTATTTAGCTCGATATTTTCTATCGACTCGATCTCACCCTCGCAGATCGCCAGAAGAACGTTCAAGTAGTGCTTGTCGCCGTCCTCCCAAAGAAACTGATTGATGATATTGCCGCCGACGCGATGCTCTCCGTAAACCACCGCGACCGGAACCCCGACCTCCTGAATCGTTTGCACGCCGTCCCATCCGTATGTGGGCGATCCCTCATCCATCCCTGCCGAACCGAGATTGAAATCCGGCATTTTCGGCTGGTTCATATACTGGTAAATGGCGTAACCCATCGAAAGAACAAAGAACGTGAACAAGAACGGATGCGCTACCGCGGCCGCCCAGACCGCTGAAACAATAAAGGAAATCACTGCCACCACCGGTGCTTGAACTTCCGGCGCAACTACGATCTCATCACCCTCTTCGATACGCGAATCAAGGTCTTTAATACGCTTGCCGGTAACGATCACGCGTTTGTCTTTATAATCAAACCCAGAATTGTCGAGATAATCGCGCACGGATTTGCTTCTGGAATAGGTAAACTCCAGAACCTGCGCCTCCTCGAGCTTGAACGGATTATCGATATTACGAACAGATATCATTTTCTTAACCTGTAAAATCCTTCTGTTTTCTTTTTCCACGAAACATCATCGAGCCGCGACACTACAACCCCCTGACGGCAACAATGGATAAACCGCCTCTTGCCAAGGACGATCCCGGCATGGTCGGCAATACCTCTCGAATTAACAAACAAGACGCCGTCCAATACTTGCGGCGTTTCAACGCGATCCCAATCGTGGCCGTAATGCTCCTTGAAATAGTCCTTGCCGCTTAAACCCCACACCTTGCTGTATTCCAAATCCTCGATATCGAAAAGCCGGTAACCCAGATCCGCATAGACGAGTTTTAGAAATCCCCAGCAATCGAGGCCTTCCATCGTCCGGCCCCTGTGGCGGTACGGGATCCCGAGATACTTGCCGATGACCACCTTTTCTACATCACGTAGATCCGGCGCGTCGGCACGGACGGAAACGCTCCGAACCGGTGATAATTCTCCAGCACCTTGCACCGCTGTTTTGTTTTGTTGCATGAAACCTCTCCTCCGATATACCCGCATTCGGATGATTTGAATTTCCACGCGCAGTAATTACGCGCGTACCTGCGCGCGGGTAGATCAACGCCTAAGACATCGAACTTGCCGGTTAAGGTAAACTCCACGCTCTTCTGATCTGCCGTATAGCTGTCGACGTAGAACACGTCGTCCATGTGCGCGTCCGGATCTACCAGCTGGTCGGCCCAGACCATGCGGATCGTTACCTTTCTCCCGCGTAAATCAAACTGCTCCAAGTAAAGCTGGACAAACCGCGACACATTCGCCAGCCGCACCTTGACCTGATCGATCTGCCCCTGATTGTTCTCGCCGATAAACTCGTGCGTCACCGGGAACTTTGAATACACCAACCCCTGATACGTCACGTCCTGATCAAACCCCGCGATCCTCAAGTCATTAACGGAGTCATACTTCTCGAGGACGTATAAAAAGATGGGCGCATTTTCCTGCTTTGATTTTTCATTTATGAATGCGGGATTCACATCTCTGGGCATTACTTCACCTCTATAAAATCGAATTCGAAGTCGTATACCTCATACGCCTTCATCGTAAATTTAAAACTGTCCTCGGCAAACCGCACCGTATACTCCGCGGCATCGTTCGGGTTCGTCCATGTGAACGCCATAAACGATCCGTATTTGCCGGAAAAGAAATTCCGCACCAGCTCCATATCCGCTTTTGTCCGGTTCGAGAACCTGAGCCGCCATTTGCGTAACGGTGCCGCCCACTTACGCCTGCGCTGTTCAACGCCGCTCTCGAACTCCGAAACGAGCGTCTTATATTCCAGCGTCTCTTCAAAAACAAAATCCGGTAAATAGGCAAAATCGCTCATGCGTAACTCCTGATCACTGAACGAATTTTTCCGTTGTTGTAAATGTCGTCGGCAATAGCATTGGAAAGCATCTTGCGGTTACGCCAGACATCCTGCGCATCCCACGCCTGAATCACCTGATTGACGTTGATCGTGACACCTCCCCCGCTTAACGACTCCCCGCCGTTAATCGCGCGCAGATTATCCGATCCGCCTATCGCCTGCATTCCCCTGCGGGAAAGCACGCCTTCGCCCGTTTGCGCGATGATCGGCACCTCATCCGGCGCAAGGCCCGAATGCGCCCGGATAAACGACCGGTTGCGCTTTTCGACCGTTCCTCCGCTATGAAACAAACTCGCCACCGGCACACCGAAGATCGTGCCGCCCGCGCCAGCCATTGCTGTAAATATCTTTATGAGTAACAACTTCGCCAAGATGTTCGATATCATCTGCAGAACCGCCCTGCCAAAATCCGCGAACACCTCTTTGACACTGCGAAGCTCGCCCGTGAAGGCCTTGAAAAAAAACTGCGAAAAAGCATTCTGCATGTTATGCGCCGACTGCTTGGCGAACTCTTCCATGACGTTAAACTGCTGTGCCGCCGCTTCCGCGCTATTCCCCACATCCTTGGCCACGTTCTTCAATATCTCCGCTGTCTTGTCACCGGTCTCCTTGACCTTGGCAAACACAAGGTCGTACTGCTTCATCGCGTCCCGCGCGCTTTCCTGCGCGGCCAGATTGAATGCAGTGCGCGCCTCCTCAAGACCTTGAGTAAGCCCCTCGACATTGAACTGGATCTTGTTCTCTTCCAGCGACTGCGAAAACCGCTCTACCTCTGCGGACGCCTGCCGGTATGTTTCGCCGACACTGCCGGGTAACTTTCCCAGAAGATCGTAGAATTTAATAAGAGGAACCATGAGAGCCTGAAAAAAATCAACCGCAAAACCCAAAAGGCCGTTTAAGGCATTCGTTATGCCCTCAATGAACCCTTTGACCGCGCCCGCGCCGTACTCAAGGATCGTGAAAACACCTGCCACCAGATGATTGGCAAACCCCTGCAAGAATCCAAGCACCTGCCAGAGCGACTGACCGGCCTTTTCCATAAAATCGTTCCATTGAGATTTTAGTATCTGCACCTTTTCGTAGCTGGTCATCATTTCGAGATTCACCGCTTCAAGGTGCGACTTGCTCTGCGCGAGAATGTGATTGGCCATCGCCTGCGCCATGTGGTATTTCTGGACTTGCTCGACGGTCTTGCCGGTTGCCTTGGCGTATTCCTCTGTCGCGTCTTTAAGCGACAACTGAAGGCCGTACGAACGCCTCAAGGTCGTAACCAGACCGCCGGTAACCGCACTTGAAATATTCGCAAATGCCTCTTCGGTCGTGGTGCCGAATATCCGCGCCTCGGCCCGCGCCTGCTTCATGAGCGCCGCGACCTGATCCATATTCAGACCCTGCGCCATGAGCGCCGAAACCTTATCCGCCACGTTGGAGAAATTGACCGTCTCCTTGGAAGCCTCCATGATCGCCTGCCGCATTTTTTGAGCGTCTATACCGACACTCTCGGCCATACGGCTGAAACTCTGCTCGATCTGCTGGGCCTTGGCACCCATTTCCATGAGATCCCACGCCTTGCGAAGCGCCATGATGCTGGCTGTAATGGCCGCGGTAATCGCCAGCCAGTTCTGCTTCCATGCATTGGCGAATCTCTGCAGATTGCCGCGCACACCCTCAAGGCGTTTTGTCGCTTCATCCCGAAGGCGTAATATGATCGAGAGTTCTTTATTCGTCATCGCTTGAACCTGTCCCTTCTTTTCTGCATCTCCTGCTCGATTGCCTGCAACTCCTTTTCGATCACCTCAAAGGCATCAAGCATTTTGGCCGACTGGTCGATCCAGCCGCCCGCGTTCGGCAAATATCCCTGCCGGTAAAACTGAAATGCCCTTATAAAGCTCGCCGACTGACGTGTGACGATCTTAAAAGGGCATCCTCGATACTGCGTTCCGTTAAGCTCCCAGACTTCCTGCCCGGGCACTTCATATTCGCATTGAATCTTTCTCCCGCTTAAACAGCTCTGGCAGTTCACGGTGAGGCCGCCCAAATGAACCGCCACGATCAGTTTTTTTGGTCGCCCTCCGACAGTTTCGATTCGTTCAAAATGATCTCGGCCAGCTCCTGCCTCAATTCGTTCGGGAACATGGCAATGATCCTGTCCGGAACGACGTTTCTCATTTTGCCCGCGTAATGAATTGTGTCGAACTTAAGCTCCACCGGCTTCTTGGTCTCTGGATCAAGAAAATTCGTCAGGCCCTTAAGCCCGAACTTGATCGCTGTGATCTGCCGCTTGTTCCAGTTGAGCCTGACCTTGGCTTTATCGTTGGGATTGGTTGAGCTCATCTCATACGTACTGCTTTCATCATCAACCTCAGCTCTCAACACCGGATCCAGAAGCCCGATATGAAACATGCTTGGATTTTCTTTGTCCGGATCAAGTTTTGATACATATTCGCGTGTCGCGTTTACATCAATTCCTGTCAACATGAACCACCTCCTGTTTATAAAAGTAATAGCGCGAGTTCATCATCCCCCGGCTCCATTGAGCCAGTCAGATCGAACGACGTTTGCGCCAGCTGTATGCCGTCGCGGTCGCCGTCATCAACCTTGTTGTAAACAATTCCGGGCGCATAAAACCGGAACTTGTTGCCTTCGCTCTCTCCATACGCCAGATCAAGAACCATGGGCGTATTGCCGAACCACTTGGAAAAGAAATCGTGCGAAGCAACCGGCACCATTTCCGGATTGAACGAACCCTGCATATCCCGGCCGGTGATCATGTAAGACAAAATGCCTTTCGAATCGTCGATCTTGTCTTTTGAAGCCAGCGTGTTCGATACGTCGATCTCCATCTCACCGACATTGAGCGAAACCCCGTCACAGGACATGACCGCGTTCAAAAGCACCGGCGGCACCGTATCGTCGAAGCCCACACCGGTAAACATCGGCGTATCCGTAACTCCGTGCTCAACTCCCTTGAAGCTGAAGTCGAGCGTGGCCGGTTCGCCGATCTTAAAGTTGAACTTAACCGTTCCGCGGCACCCCTTAAGAAGCTTCGCCACGCCGTCCTCATAAAGCCCCATGGTCAGGGAAATAACGGAACTGCTGATAGGTTTTATTTCAAATCCCGCGCTTGCCGGATCAGATGAAGCAGTGGACACCGCGCCGGAATCCGCGCCCGTTATGTGATCCCCCGTCTCAAAAACTCCGGTGAGCGCGACATAATAAAGCGCGGCCGCACCGTTTGCGGTCTTGATGACCAACCGGCCGACTGCACCCGACGTATCACCCGTAATGACCTCTCCGTGACGGTAAGGCCCTCCGGTGATCGCGCCGATCGATATTTTCTTGAGC